AGACATGATTCAAATAAAGAAATTCAGCCCACAAGCCATTATTCCGTCTAAAGCGCATGACACTGACGCTGGATATGATTTGCATTCAATTGGAAGTCACGCTCTCTTTCCGCATGAAAGGAAACTCATTAAAACTGGAATCGGAGTTGCGATTCCAGAGGGATATTATGGAAGAATCGCTCCACGTAGCGGGTTAGCTTATAAGCATGGTATCGATGTACTAGCTGGCGTTATCGATAGTGGCTATAGAAATGAGATTGGAGTTATCTTGATCAACTTTGGTGACAAGTCAGTCGATATTCAGAACGGTGATAGAATTGCTCAACTTATCATCGAACAGTGTTTTGATGCAGAATTTGCAGAAGTAGAAGATTTTCTAGACCAATCAGACAGAGGCACAGGAGGCTTCGGAAGCACAGGAGCCTAAACTCTTACTTTATAGTAGTTTATAGAAACCTGATTTTGAATTAAAGATGGGTCATCTGAAGTCCAATTATAAATTGCAGATCCAGCAGAAACCATAATTGGAGTAGTAAAGTTTGATATACCAGACTCAGTTATTGTGATAATCACATCTCCAAGCGCAGTATCCTCTCTAAGCTGACCAGTTCTTCTGGACATTAAGTCTGTAATAACGATAGCCTCATTATCAGCACAAGTCAAAAACAGCCCATCATTTTTAGCATACGCATTCTGAGTCTTGCCATCTACACCATTATTATTTAATTTTGGATCTAACTGAAACATCAAGCTCTATCTTTCCAATAGTTAATTGTGATATTCATGCTATTGTTAGCATTGTATACTGAATCTCCAGCAGTAACTTTAATTGGCGAAACTAAATTACTATGACCAGCAGCAGCTATTGTTATTATAACATCTCCATTACTGTCATTCTTTCTTAATTCCCCAGTTGTGCTGGCTATAATATCAGAAATCACAACCGCCTCATTTTCTGAAGCGGAAACCAATATTCCTGTTCCGGCTTTATATGAAGTAAAACCGGGAACAACACTAAGCCTTAAATCTCTATTCGTTGCCATATAAAATATTACACTTTATGTTGGAGCTTCTTCAGCTAGCACTGTTATCTCCATATAAATTTCACCAACGCTATACTGTACACCATATTGTAAGTCATCTTTGTACAGAGAAAATCCATACGTCTGCTCTGATTGGCTGTATGCGAGTGGAGTTGGGTCCATACTATATCTAACAGTTGCAATTGATACTCCCGGTTCACTGTTTGGATACGTTTCCTGCTTATCAACAGGAAGATTATTGCCCCCGAAAGATACTCTGCTTTGGTAACTATTATTTCCAGCGGTGACAGTATAGGCGTGAGCTTCAGGGCTATCTTGTAGTAAATCTACACCATCTTGCCCATGATAGTATGTTCTCTCTACGGTACCTCTTCCCCTGATTGAAAATATCTTTGTTGCACCGCCCAATTCAAGCGATACTGTTGTTATCATATTCTTCGTCAACATCGACTGCTTTGTTTCACTTGCGGATGAGGCATTTAACCTGCATCTGAATCTAAGACTATTATCGAAATAACTAGTCGATTGCCTAAAATAATAATAGTTTGCGCTTACTAATACTTTTTCTGGATTTGCAGATCCAACTATTTGCGCTGATTCTGTAGCATTGTAAATGGCTACACCAGCTTGAGAAATCAATGGAGTTTTAAAATTAGCGGATCCTTCAATCGGCATCATTAAAAAATGATCACCAGCAACGCCTGTTGTTAGATTGCCATTTTCTGGATATTGTCTTAAGAATAGCGGCCTTTGTCCTTTATAAGACAAATCTGTGACAACCACCCTATAGTCTCCACTTCTAGGAATAAGTTCTCCTGTCCCCACTAACGTAGCATTAAGCATAGTAGGAACATTTTTTAACCTTAAATCCGGCCTTGACATTTATATAATTTACACTTATTATATCAGTTATTTTTAAATAGTATGTCAGATTTAGCGAATAGATGTTTTTCTCTTGTTTTGAATTCCTCTTGGCAACCAATAGGTTATAAAAACACAATAGATGCCATATCTGGGCTTTATTCAGGAAAATTTAAAGCATTAAACATAGAATACAAAGACAACGAAGTTTTCAGCATAGATCCATTGGCATGGAATCAATGGGAAAATTTACAGATAAGGCATAATGATTATTTCATTAGTTCAGTAACAAAAGACATAAGAATTCCAACTGTTATTATAGCATTAAACTTTTCTAAAACATTATACAAAAGGACGCCGCTGACACTAAAAAACATACGAGAAAGAGACAACGGTATTTGCCAGTATTCTGGCAGAAAACTTGATCCAGAAGAAGGTTCTGTTGACCATGTTTTGCCAAAATCAAGAGGCGGCACGAATTCTTGGAGTAATTTAGTTTTTTGCGATAAGAAAATAAACTTTCGCAAAGGAAATAGGACAAATGAAGAAGTTGGATTAAAACTAATAAAAGAGCCTGAAGAGCCACCATTAATGCCTTTAATTACAGAAATACCCATAAAACATAAGGACTGGAGCATTTTTTTGATAAAAAAGTCGTTTGCTGATAAAATATAGTAAATGAGATCTAAAATAGAAAACGCACTAGTTCTAGCTGATGATATTCTCAAGTCTGCTATAGAAAAAGATGAGGAATACAAAAAAGAGATGATCGCCAATGGCAAGGCCAGACAAGCTGTCGGAGAAAGCTTCTTTGTTTTCCATTTGAAAACACTTAAAAAACTTTTACAAGAAATTCAAAGTGAACAGTAATTTCGAAGAAAAGCTTGAATTAAGCAGTCGCCAAGCTTCTTGGATTGAAAAAAGAGTAAAGCTTTTTAATGAAAAAAAACAAAAGGCTTTTACGAAAAAAGATATCGTGGAACTAGAAAAAGAAGGCAAAGAATTGATTCGTTTAATAGAGAATGAACTTAAAGAACTAGAAAGATTAGAAAAAGATGCCTAGAAAAAAACAAAAATTTTATTATATTAGATCGAAAGAGAAAAATTATCAGTATGGGGTATTCGACCATACAGAAGAAGGCTTCGAAAAAGCCGAAAAATACGTAAGAAAACTTAAAAGAGCAAAAAAGGAAGAATTCTATATCTCAGAAAAATAATTTGACTTTTCTGAAAGCGCGGGTAATATATAGGAATGCGAAAATTAATCGTAATCACAATGCTGGGCCTAGCCGCTACACTCGCTAATGCGGCAGATGGCGTTAACAAGAAGGCGGTTCAATCAGAAGTCAGTTTGGAGGCCGGTTATACAACACTAAACCAAGCCAACGGCCTTGCTTATATCGGTAATTCATCTTATTTTTCTGCAAGCATTGCTGCTAAAAATGATTTTGTTACCCCAACTCTTTCAGCTACGTACTTGCCGAAGGGTTCAGAGTCGCAAGCTGTATTTGGAATTGGTCTTGAAAAATCCTTTCTCAAGGATAAGATTGTAGCCCCAACCGTAAGCGCATCTTATACTCGTAGAGAGTTTGACTCTACATCAATTGTTGATAACAGCGAGTTTGCTGCCGGAATCAGCTTGAAGAACAAGTATATCACACCATATGTTCGCTATTTTAATACATTGTCTTATGACAATAAAGGCGCAGCAGTTGGCTTAACAACGGACTTTTCGTATAAAAAGTTTGTATTGACTCCAAAGTTTGAATATGGTATTCCTACTTTTGGAAGTGAATTCTGGGTAGGCTCCGCGAAGCTTGGGTACAAGCTTACGTCGAATCTTACTCCATTCGTGAGCGTCTCCATCCTCGACAATAAGCTTTCGAACTCTATCAATACACTTGATCAAGAGGTAGCTACAACTGTTGGAATAAATTTCACTTTCTAGCCATACGTTCATAGGTAGGTGGGGAACCCTTGGTCCCAGCTTCGGCTGGGGCCATTTTTTTTCTTGACAAAATAAAAATATAAACAAAAATACCTTTATGTTTAAAAGAAATGCTGATGGACTTGTTGATGGTCTAGAATATAAATTTGATGAACAAGGGCTTATTGATTGGCGAGCTATGCTTGATAATAAGTGGCTTTACCCAAATCCATCAAGCGTTGACAAAGGCATCTGCAAACGAAACACCCCAGTAACAGATCTTCAAGATAAAGACTTGTGCATCATGCTTGGTGGCTTAAAGGAACTTGCTCAATGGCGAGGATTCGCTAATGTAAATTACAATATTGTAAGCGCAAATCAAGAATATGTAGCGATAAGTTGCCAGATTGACTGGCTTCCAAATTTCGAAACTTCAGTTAATAATAACGTCACATTTGCATCTGTTGCAGATGCGCATCTTGGGAACACAAGAAGTTTCGCGAAAAACTTTCTTGCCGCCATAGCAGAAAATAGAGCTTTCTCTAGAGCAGTTAGAGGCTTTCTGCGAATCAATATCGTTTCTGATATTGAGCTTGGCGAAGTAAAAGGACAAGAAACTTATACAGAAGAGTCTCAAAGTTGCATAGAAATTGATAAAGCTGAAACGCTTAAAAAACTCATGGAACAAAAAGGCGTTACATTTGAGCAAGTAAAAGACAAATTAGTCAAAGCTAATTTTAAAAATGCTGAGAATATAACGTGCGTAGAAGAAATTTCTCCTGTTTGGCAAGTGGAAATTATCAAGAAGCTTAAAGCTAAAAAGTGATTATCTTGAAATATATCCTCTATAAGCTAATTTGACAGACACATTTGTCGTAGTCTCACTTGAGATAGATTCGGACACTTTTGTCATATTCGCAAAAGAGTATGACACTAGATTTTGTTGAGTTTCCAAATCTTTTAGTGTTATAGTTAAATCCTCTACTTGTTTTGAGCAAGGGTAATCAAAGTTATTTTGTCCAGAATAATCGTCTACCTCAAGCGTAAAATCTATTGATACTGGAAAAGGGTATCTAGAGATAACTTCTTTTGGTTGATATTGCCCAAGCACATAATAGGGCTCCCTAGGGCAATCTATGTTAATTTCGAAAGAAGAGCATCTATTCGTATTAAATTCGTTCAAACTCAATTCAACAGAACCGGGGTCAGCAACTTTTAAATCAAAAGATGACGATGCGTTTTTTATGTCTATAGGAATTTCTCCAGTTGGAATATTCCCAACTTTATCAAAAGCCTCTATTCCTACTGAAATTTCTGGTATGCCCCCTATCGCACAGCTTACCCTATAGCTGGTCATATATCCAGATTTGAATCCGAAATTCTGAGTGAAATCATCTCTAGATTTTATCAAATACCCGCTAAAAGCACTTTCTCCAGTATATTGAAGAAAGCTTTCATCAGTAATCAAGAACTGAGATACTGTAAAAGACCCATTACGCGGTCCAGCGGGAATGAAAGACCCATTGTCCATTCCTATGAACTCTAGCGTTTGAACTGGGTTGCTAAAATCCGCAGAAACACTCTGCACCCCAAACACTTCTCCAGTATTTATAAAAAAGTGCTGGTCTTCTCTTGTTAGTTTATACAAAGCCATCTTTTAAAATTACACTTGTATTTTATAAAAAAAACGTGTAAAATATAACAAGGTAAAAGGTTATGGCATTATCTATATATAGTCCGGTTCCAGAGTGGGAAGCAGATACATCTTATAGAAAGTATGATATTGTTAGTAATGGGAATAAGATATATTACGCTACGAGAGACAATTCATCTGCTTCTTTCGACACCAGCAATTTTGGCGGATACACAACCGATCCATTCGGTACCGTTATAACAAATCCTGACACAACCGACGCCACAAGGCCGCATTTCTTCTTTATTCCATCTTATGGAGCAAGCATACAGAATCAGCCAAGAACTAAAATAACGCAATTTGGCGAGGGATACCAACAAAGAATCCCAGAATCAGTAAACAATATTCTTTTGCAAGGAACATTTTCTTTTGAAAATAGATCAGCACAAGAAGCCAAAGCTATCTTACACTTCTTAAACGCCAGAAATGGAACAGAAGCATTTTTATTTACGCCTCCTGAACCATACGCAACAATGAGATTATTCATGTGTATGAACTGGACTCAAACCTCTCAATTTTACAATAATATTTCCATAAACGCAGAATTTATGGAAGTACCAGTATAAAATGGCTGACTATTCAATGACATCGGCAGAAGCGAGAAGCAGCATTCAAAAAGTTGCTAAAGAGGCTAATTCTATTGATCCGTCTGCTGTAATTGATTTCTTTGAAATAGATACATCAAGCATTCAATTTGATCTAGGAATTAGGTCTTCGACTCCTGACAATGAAAATGATAGAATATTTAGGTTTCATAATTCAGTCTCATTGACCACAAGAAGTCTTTTTTTTAATGATAAAGAGTATATCGCTGCCCCTATAGCTGTAGAAGGCTTTGAAATGGCTACAAAAGGCACATTACCAAGGCCCACTTTGTCGATTGCTGTGAAGCCAAATGGAGTAGACGCGCTTTCTAAATTGAAAACAGTTTTAGCTCAAATAGGAGATTTAACTGGAGCAAAATTTACACGAATAAGAACTTTTGCAAAATTTATTGATGGAGCAGATCCACTTGGAAAAAACAGCGCATACTTCATTTCTTTAATTAAAAACCATGACCCAGATCCACATGCTATATTAAATTACGATATTTATTATATCGATAGAAAAACTAGTGAGTCAAATCAAACTCTTTCTTTTGAAATGAGCAGTTCTATTGACTTAGAAAATTTCGGTGTGCCAAAAAGACTTGTTATTCAAGATAGATGCCAATGGAATTACAGAGGAGAAGGGTGCTGCTATACAAATAATTTGTCTTTAGAAACTCATGGAACAACAAGCTATGGAAATTTAGTTACTAGAAATAAAGATTATATCCCTGTTGCAACTTATTTAAATGAGAGAATATTTGATGAATCACAAAACAATGAAAATGGAGCGTTAAGACTTAGCTCTTTGCATGGAACACCAAGCGAATGGAATGCAAAAAAAGACTCAAATTATATAGTTGGAGATATGGTATATGTAGTAAAAAACGGAATAGAATATCATTTTGTATGCAAGGTAGAACATAAGCCAGATCTAGATAATGCTCCACCAAATACAAATTACTGGATAGCAGACCAATGCTCAAAAAGTGTCCAAGGTTGCAAGCTGAGATGGCAAGGCGTTCTACCATACGGAGGTTTTCCAGCGGTTAATAAGGCATGATTTTATCTAACAAACAAAAGCAAGAAATAAAACAGCATTCAGATCAAGTTTCACCAGAAGAATGCTGCGGATTTGTATTGCCAGATTCCATCTTAAGATGCGACAATTTATCAAAAGATAAAATTTCTAATTTTACAATCTCGCCAGTTGATTATTTGAAAGCTAAAGATCTTGGAGCTTGGGCTGTTTATCACTCGCACCCCAATGGATTTTCTCAAGCATCTTTATCTGATAAGTTTAATCAAAAGAATTATCAAATGCCACTTATCATTTTCAGTGGTAAAAATGAAAAATTTAAAATCATAAGGGCGGATGAATCAGAAGACTCTTTTGATTTGGGTGATTCAGAAAAAATAGAATCGCATTTAAATGAAAGCCAAAAAGAGATTATAAAGAAATACTGCTTAGAAAAGTATCCAGAAGAAGCTTGCGGTCTTGGTCTTAAAAATGGTCAAGTTATTTTTTGCGAAAATAAATCTTCTGATAAAATAAATTTCTTTGCAATCCAACAATCAGAGTCAGAAAAATATAAAGGCCAAGTCGAATTTGTTTTTCATTCTCATTGTAAAGACGAATATGCTACTTTTTCAGATGCTGATGAACAAGTTTCCACAAAAACTCAAACAAAGTATGTATTATACAATGTTTTGACTGACGAATTCAAGTGCTTTTATCCGCAAAAAGAACTGGCTTACACTGGTAGAGTATTGGTTCCCGGCATAATCGATTGCTCTTCTCTGGCACAAGATTATTATAAAAAAGAATTGAATATAGATTTTCCAACTATAAATCATCCATTTAGATTTCATAGATTTAATAAAGCTTTTATCAAAAAGTGTAAAGATTACTGGCAAAATGAAGACGCGATGGCTTTGGTTGATTTTTACTTAAATAGAAATTTTGTCGAAGCGAGCGAACCAAGAAAGCATGATATAATACTATCTAATTCGTACAATTTTGCTAAAGGCTTTTGCCACATATCCATTTATTTAGGAGAAGATAAAGTTTTAGATTATATAAGAAATGGTATTTCTGCGATTTGTTCGATGGCGGAATTAAAAGAAAAAAGTAATGGAGAAATCAAATTTTTAAGACACGAAAGTTTATTATGAAAAAACTTACAAAAATAAAATTTCATGGAGAACTTGGCGAGCATGTGGGTCAAGAATATAATTTGTCTGTACGCTCGGTTAAAGAGGCTCTTCAGGCTGTCAATAAAATAAGTGGCAAAAAGCTGAGTAAGTATTTTATGAAAGACGGTAACTTTCATAATGAATATAGAATCCTTGTAAATGGAAAAGATT